TCAATCCCGAATTATTACGAAGCACATTCACAAGAGGACTTGGATTTCACGAGTTCGGAACGAAAGTTGATAACTGTACTGTGGGTGTGGATATTGGTAAATCCGTTAATAGCACTGTTATTAGTGTTTGGGCTTGTCAAAAATCAACTTCACAAAATGTTGCAAGACTTATCTATTTGGAAGAAATCAGTCCTAGAACAGGTGGACATGATATTCCATACCAACGTGAGCGTATCATGGATATTGCTCGTGGTTTCGGTGCTGATAGGCTTATTATTGATGCGACAGGTATGGGTGGCGCGATTGAACAAGATATAAGGGTGGCGAGTATAAAAAGTGGTATACAGTTTATACCATTTATTTTTACAGGTGGAGCGAAAGGTACTAAAACTCAAGTTTACAGAGATATGGTATCCTATTTACAAAAACAACAAGTCATTGTCCCAGACCCTAAAGATTTACCTCCTGACCAAGCAAAATTGGTTAACAAGTGGTATAGAGAACATGTAGATTTAGAATATACAATGGATGCAGCTAATAAAACTGAAAAAATATCTGCACCTACTGGTAAACATGACGATTATTGTGATAGTACAGCTATAGCGTTACATGGGGCACTTTCAATGTTACCAATTTCTGGTAATTTTGCTGCAGTTTCTATGCCAACCAAGCGTACAGTTAATAAAGGTGGCGCTGGATGGACAGGACAAGGCGTTTTCACATCGAGAAGGGGTCAAAATAGACTCAATAAACATAGTCCGGGAGGCATTTGAGCGAAAGCTTTATATACTGTGCCCGCGTTATAGGTATTGATAGCCATGCCTCTACGTGATTATCTGCCATTCGGCAGAAGAAGAGAATTCGCAAGTGTTGGTGAAAATCCACCTTTTAGTAAGGACAATCCAAGAAGTTATGGAGCGGGCGTTATAAAACGTATCAAACTCCAAAATACATCTGGGATGGGAGGTTACGGTGGTGGAGCAAAGAAAGAACCACAGATAGGAGATTATAGAACGTACATGAATGTGTACCTTTCTGACCCTATCATAAGAACTTTAATAGATTTACCATGTATATACGCAGCGAAGGATGGTTACGATATAGTAACTGACGATGACGCAGAGCGCGAGGTTATCACTAACTTTTTTGATGAGATAAACATTGACCATATTATATACTCTTGGTTACGTAATGGTAGAATCTTTGGAACAGGTTATTTAGAATATACTGGAGATAACTTAGTTTTGAGGTCATCTCAAAATATGTATGTACAAAGAGACCCATCTGGTCAGATAATGTATTACTATCAAGATGTAGGAGACGACAAAGAAAATGTTAGATTTGAAGAACAAGAGATTATTGAATACAAAAATAATCCATTTGATGATTACGCTTACGGTCTTAGCGATATTCATCCAGTTTTATATTTGGTTGACCTTAAAGATTATGCCGAGAGGGATATTGGTGCTGCTCTTAACAAGTACGCCACTAGTAGGTTTGATATATCTGCTGGTTTACCCGACATGCCATATGGTCCAGACAAAATTAACGAAATCGTTGATGCATTCAATTCTTTAGAACCCGGCGAAGATATTATACATGGTAATGATATAACTATCAAAGAAATGCAGGGTACACAAAGAGCGTTTGAATATGGTAAGTACACAGATGACATTTTAAAGAAAATACACATAGCATTAAAAGTTCCTGTTACTATGTTTGACAAACCAGAACAAGCACGTGCTATTTTCGAACCTTATGTGAAACATTTACAAAGTGCAGTAGAAGCATCTTTGAATTCACAACTTATGCCACAACTTGAAAGTGGCAAAGCTAAATTTTCATTCCGTCAGATAAACGTAACAGATTCGTTTACTAAAGCAAAGACGGATATGATATATCTATCTGAGGGAGTCCTTTCACCCGGTGAAGTTAGATTAGAACGTGGTCTAGACCCAGAAGGTATAGTAGAAAAACAGCCAACAGCTGAAAACGCTAATATATCTGGTGGTAAAGACCAAGATAAGACTGAGGAATCAGTCCGTGTCGAAAACAGAAACCTAACGGGAGACAGAGAAGCATGAGCGAAAACTACGTATACGAAGAATGTCTTATAGAGTTAGCACCTAGACTTAAGAAAAAAGGTGTAGATAACTATAAAGATATGGCGGCAAATCTATGTCGCATGAGAGTTGGCGAAGGTACTGTTAGAGAATTCGCAGTTCCACAAAAACTTGAAGACTCAAAACGTACTTTTGCTTTAGCATTAGAAAAACCCTTAACTATTGGTAAGGAAACTATAGACTATCCAGTCATAGCCATCACTTCAGGAGTACATGATGAAGATGGCGACCAGAAAGTTTACATAGAACCTTCAATATTAAAAGACAATTTGGAAGCATTTAGTGAGCTTCCAGTTTACTTTAATCACCAGCGAACCGAAGAAGATTTGATTGGCAAGGCTATCAATCCAGAATTAATCGAATTGGAAGATGGTAAAACTGGTATTAAAATGTTAGCTAAAGTCGATAAAGACGCAGCTAAAACAAGTGAAGTGCTAGGAAAGTTAGAAAACGGCGATATGACACATGTCAGTATCGATTGGTTTTCGAAAGACGTTGATGTCTTAGGAGAACCTTTTGCTACAAACATTCGTCCTATCGAGGTGAGCTTCATTGATAATGAAACTCGAACACCCGTATGTGAAGCATGTACAATTGAAGACGGAAAAGAATGTAATGATGAACACCGAGAATTCGGTGAAGAAGAATCAGATTGTGGCGGCGCCTGTGGCGGTCATGAAGAAGATTCATGTGCCTGTGATACACACGGGAACAACAGCGAGGTAGAAACTATGGCTGAAGAAGAAAAACAAGTATCAGAAGCAGAAACTATCACAGAGCGTGAATTCGCATCTATGAAGTCTAAGCTAGACGAAATGACAACATCTTTCGAAGAATTGAATACCAAGCACGAGGAAGCCCTTAATCTAGTGAAGAAATACGAAGACGCAGAAGCCGAGAGAGTCGAAGAAGAACTCAAAGCTAAGAAAATGTCTTTAGTAACTTCAATTCTAGAAAAAGAGGCAGCTCTTGGAAAACTCGAAGAGGACAACAAGGATGCTCGTGTTGAGGAACTCAATGCATGGGATGATGTTAAGCTAGAAGGATTCAGTATTGCAATGGAATCTATGCCTATACCAGAAGAAGCAGAACGTACTTTTGGAAAAGGTAAGTCCCATGACGCTGAAGAAAGCCCAGTAGAAGCAGAAGAGTCAGAGCGAATGTTCGCTATGAAAAACGGAAAAATCTCTTTTACAGGAGCAAAATAAATAGGTAAATAAATATGGCAACAGAAATATTAGTAAATGATGGTGGTGCACCAGCAAGAATTATGAATCTTGGAAACGCTAATGCAGCTATTGAAGCCGGTATGTTCGTTGATATCAACAGCAGCGGTAAAATAATTGCAGCAACCGATGACCAAGAAGCATCTTCCTCTGGTGAAAAAGTCGCACTAGGTGTTCTATTAGTAGACGCAGTAAGTGGCGCACCAACTTCCATCTTAACAGGAAAAGGTATTGTGTGTAATGTTCAAGTAGGAGCTGACACAACCGGTATGGCTATCGGAGCAGAATTGACTCTAGATAACGCTGGTAAAGTAGAAGCAACCGCTGACGCAGATGCACACCGTGCAGTAGCTATTCAATTAGCAGCAGTAGACACCGCAGGGGCTGACTCAAGCGGCAACGCAACATCATTCGTGAAGGTGTTATTACTTTAGGTGATTAAATATGGTTACAGCAAAAGAAGGAATACTAACGAGCCAGAATGTAGGTAGTGGAAGCACACAAGCAAACCGCGTACTTGTAGATTACAAAGACGCACTTCAAGATTACAGAGTAACAGAATTACCAGTAATTTCGATGTTTGCAGAAAACTTCACAACCGATACTGGCGGAGATATAGACATAACATTCGCAAAACAAAGCATGGTTATGGAGCAAATCGAAGAAGGAACAACTCCAAAGTTCCAACACACCGATATGCGAAATGAGCGTGTCAACGTTAAAGAATGGGGTATCGCAGTAGGTGTTACCCGAAGAATGATTGAAGATTCAAGATTCTCTGAAGTAGAACTTGCATTGAATGAAGCAAGAAGAGCAACTGACAGACATGTCACCAGCCACTTCGTCAAAGCTTTATTCGGTATTGCAGACACTACATTCGGAACTGGTGTTGATGTCAGTGGAACTTTAACCACAATCAACAGTACAGGGGACGTAGATGCAGAAGCAGAAATTACTGTCTTCTCAACTAACCCACACGGTGCTTTCTTCGGAGAAGCACCCGGTACAGCAGCATCTGGTCAAGATGTAAGACTTGTAGATTATGGATTGTATTCAGCAACTGAGTACGGTTCAATGGGAACCAACAACGGTTCACACTACATATCTTCAGCATCTGGATTGGGTAGTGCCTCTACCGCTGAGTTAGCCCTTGGGGATATCACAACCGCTATGGAATTGATTGCATCCAAAGGATTAAACCCAGACACAATCTTGATTTCACCATCTCACTACAAATTGCTATTAGATTTAGCAGATTTCACTATACCATTTGCAGGTTCAGCAGCAAACAACCAAACATCGAAAGGTGGATTGGAATATGTTGATGACGTAGCAAAAACTGGATTAGTTGGACAATTATACGGTATGAACGTTTTCGTTAACGCCTATGTTCCAATGACCAAGTTCGGTGTATTTGATATGTCTGTCAAACCTGTGGCATACGTAGAAAGACGTGGAATGACCGTCGAGGAAGCAAACCCCGGTTTCGGAATCGTTGGTTCATACATGTCTATGAGATACGGTATGAAGATTATTAGACCAGAAGCTGGTGTTATTGTAACATCCGCTTAGATTTAGTCAAATAAACTTTAAATCAGTATAAACCGTTCGGGCGACTACGGTAGAAACAAGTCGCCCAACTTTACAAGGAGAAAATATGCCTGTACCAAAAAATCAACAAGGGAAACCATTAGGCGGCGTCGGAGCCGAACGCATGAAAGGAAAGAGAAACTACAGTCTCATCCTAGACGACAGGCTACTCTCAAAACAATTCGTTACAGCTAAAGCTGATGCTAAAGTAGATAATACTGCTTTCGCTTCTAGTTGGGCTTTAGAAGAAACTACAGCACCTACTAAAGCTGCTGTTTTTAATAAGATAAACTCTCTAAGTGTAGATACATCTGCCTTTACACAAGAAGACACAGATTCGTCTTCTTCTGATGTAAGAGCTTTTAGAACTGGTAACTATGGATTTGGTTCAGGTTCTGATTTAGCTTATTCAGAAATAACACATAAGGTAACTATAGATGGCGATTTGAGAGTAGGAGCTATTGATGGCTCAAACAATGATATTTATTTAGATGATGGGGTTATATTATACAAGTATGGCTCTGGTGGTAGTACAGCTATGCTTACACTTGACAGTAGTAATGGTAACAAATCTGCTCAGAAGTTTGCTATAGGCTCTACTAATCCCTCGGTACCTCTCGAAGTAAGCTTATCAGGCTCTAATGCTACATTGAGCGATGGTACTGGTATAGCTCAGTTTGGAGCTGATGGTGGAGCTAACTTAGGTATAGACGCTAATGATATACAAGCAAGAAGTGGTGGAGCAGAAGCAGACATAACTATCAATGGACTTGGTGGAGATGTAACCTTAGGTGCAGATACTAATGATACTATAACTGCACGAGGACATATGGTAGTCAATGGTAACTTAACTGTAAGTGGAACTGCTACAGCTATAAACACAACACAAACAACAATTAACGATAATATAATTACATTAAATAACGATGTAACTGGAACTCCAAGCGAGAATGCAGGAATAGAAGTAGAACGTGGTGATGCTGCAAACGTAGCACTACGATGGAACGAATCTACAGATGCATGGCAAGTGACTACTGATGGTAGTTCATATTCTGACATTGTCACATCTGGAGCTATACATGATGCAGTTACAATTGACAATCAAGGTACAGGTTTACTAACTCTAAGTTCACAAGCTATAACAGTCAACGACGTTATGGTCAAGAACAGTGGAGATACTATGACAGGTACTTTAACATTATCTGGTACATCAGGAAGCAGTGGTACAACTGCTCTAAGTGTAACAGGTGGTAATTCTGCAGCTTCAAGCCCTGCAGTTGATATAACAGGACATTTGTCAGCAACGACAAAATCTTTTAACATACCACATCCACTACATGAAAACAAACGTTTAGTGTATGGATGTTTAGAAGGTCCAGAGTATGGTATGTACGCACGTGGTACCGACATTATAGGTGATGGAGAGGAAAAGAGAATGATTGGAATAGAGTTGCCGGACTATTGGTTCAAGATGGTTGGAAAAGATTATACTATATCTTTAACACCACATGGTAACTATAATGTATGGATAGGTAAAAAAACAGAGGATGG